AGTAAAGTAAAAAGTATCACTTGTTGTTAGTACCTTAGGTCCGATATATTTTAATTTTACATTGGTCACAAAATTATCTCTTTGGCCATCATCAAAAAGTATAAAATCAGATGATACATCAGCACCATCTGATGCACCATATCTCACTGTAAATTTGTTATCAAATAGTTGAGCCTTATTTAATGTAAAAATATTATCAGTTGAATTTGTTACCGCAATTTTGGATTCATTTGTTACCTCTGTTACTGTTTTTGTAATATGCGATGTACTTGATTGTGTTTGAACAATAAGCGTAAAAGGAACGTTTGCAGCCCAACCTCCTGACGACGGTGGTGTAATAGTAATAGTACCTGTAGGACCTCCAGATACACTTCCCACAGGATATGTTACGCTTGCGTCAATTGCACCAACGTTAAGTATAAATGAACTTGAGCTTGTGTCGGTTAATGTCTGACCTGTACCTAAATTTATACTTATAACACCAGTTGAAGCAGCGGTGGTTCCTGAAAAATGCAACAGTGAATTATATGTAACATTTTGTACACTGTTAATGGCATCATACGGAAGTTTAAAAACATTGGTATTCAAATTTGTATCTGTAATAGGAGCTGTTACAGCAATGTCTACCAATGGATTTGCTTCCGGTGATCTGATATATGTAATTTCCGAAATATTACCTCCATTTGTTAAAACAATATCATACAAATAAATTCTATAATCGGCCGCACCATTGGTTTCGATTGCTCTTATTCTCGTTGTACCAATATTTGTTTGTGAACCGGGTGCACCGATACCAATAGTGTATATTTTTGAATAATCTGTTATTGCAGGAATGTCTCGACCACGATTAGCCGCGATCAATGTTCCTATGCAATAATTACCAATTGAAGCATAAATATTACTGTTTACAAAATCACTTAATGGTGCTCTTGCTTTATCAGATAACAATTCAGTTTTGGAAGGAGGTTCAACTCTAAAGCCGTCAACGTATGCAATGCTTGAATCAACACCAATGTAATATTTTTCTTTGGCTGCCTGATCAGTGATAATACCAACACTAGAAAGCTCAGCTCCGGATGTATATCTTCCAAGACGATATGTTTCTGAAGTATCTTTAAAACATTCTTTTAATTCCAATTTAAAAGGTTTTAAAGCATAATTACCTGATTCTTCAAATGTTCGTTTGGCCAATTCTCGGTCGATTGATGTATAACGATCACGAACAACTTCAACAACACTGCTGTTAACAATTGTAATAAGTGATATTGAGCTATCATCGGATTGACCCGATGGTAAAAACCCTAATGTTAAATCAATAGCATAACGATCGGCGCCTGGTTCTTTATAGTTTAAAGTACCATTTGCATTGTCATATAATGTTGAATCGAGAGCGGCAGCAATTTGTTTTTCTTGAATGAGTAATACACCTGAACCGTTTATTTTAGTATCAACAAGTGTCTTATCAATAAAAAAGTTTTGCGCTGGAGTTGCAACAAAGCATCCTTTTGTAAAAAATAATCCTTTATCTAGAAATATACCTGCGGCAAATTTTTCTGCAACGGCAACGGTTAAGCTTAAGGTTGTATTAGGAGTTAAACTTGTTGCAACAAGAGTAGCATTATTGCTGAATGTTTTAATGTTGGTTCGAACATTTGTGCTAGGATTATTAACTACAACGGAATTATTATATCTGATATAAAGAGTGTAAATTGATTGACTAATTCGATTAAATCCTATAACATCAGCAGTTAAGTTTAAATTACTGCCAACAACCTCTGCGATACCGGTATTGGTAATTGTCGTTTCGACTGATGTTATTGTGCCTACAATTTCGGATGTTAAATTTATTCCTGTTACATCAATGGCAGAAATGTTATTGTCAAACGTGACATTTCCACCAATTACAGCCGCACCATCTTTCCAAACACTTCCACCAAATTTATCAATTTGTGATTGCAGTATGGACTGCATTTGGTTCAATTCTCTTACCTGGACGCTATACCCAGGTTTGAAAAGAATACGAAGATAATTTTTATCATCTGGTGTTTTTCCGTTTATATCTCCTGATGGATATTTTTCGGAAAAATCATCGTAATATTCAGTGTTATATGTTGTTATTGGCATTAGAATTGAATTATAAGAATTAAATCTTCAGTTTGACCGGAAGCACGTGTTATAAATGAACGATTTTCAGTAAATAACACTTCGGCATTACCGTCGTTTATAAACTCACCATTATTTATGGAAGTATAAGCATATTCGGTCGCAGCAGAACCAATCTTAATGACCCTAGATGATCCATTGGCAGTACTTGATGGTAATTCTCTATATCCGCTACTTTGGTTTTGGTGAAAATATAATTTTTTAGTAACTGCATCATAATAGTCTGCATATCCTACTGTTTGACCTGCTGCATTTCTTAAAACGGACGAATTTACACCAAGTGATATTGTTGGAGTGCCAGAAAGAGTTATGTATTTTAATGCATTTAAAGTTCCCGCACTTGCTTGTCCGGGTTCAACAGTAGGATTTTTGACAATTGATATTTGTCTATAACGTGAATAAAAGTTATCACCTGAAACGCTATCATCAAGACTTATTGAAATTCCTGCAAACCACGAAGGCATTACAGCTGATGGATCATATGCAAAACCTTTGGGTGGAGCAATTGTAGGAACGATCGTTGCTTTACTTCCACTTCCACTAAATTCGATTGATGCAAATAATGCGCCTATTGCCGCATTGGTTCCGCTGTATGCGGGCCAACCTGCAGGAAAGGATACACTGTCAATGGCTCCATTCGAATCAACCGTAAAAGTTAAAGGTACTACCTCTGTTGCGCTGCGGTCGTTTGCGGTAAAACCGTCATTTACTTTTAATTTTAAAACGGAAGGATTAGTTCCACCCGTGGCGTATCCTGCGCCGCCGTTTACAATGGTAAAACCTGTAACCAAACCGCCGCATTGAGTTGTTGAATTTGTTTCTTCTGTACCAGTTAATTTTGTTGTACGAATATCAGTAAATGTGTTGTTTCTGATAATTGATGTTAATGGTGTTTCTTGAACCAAAGCCCAAATGTAACCATCACTTAAAGTAAATGGCGCATATTTAGATGATGGTTGAACAAACGGTACCACTGTGGATCCAGTTAATATATTAGGACCAGTTTTTAAGCATAAAAATATTGCGCCGTTTATTGTTACATAACATGGTTTCGATGTACCTGATGGATAAAAAGGCGCACTGTTATACGAGCTGTATGCTTGATATACATTACCAGTTATCCAAGGTACCGCGGGTATTACTCTTCCAACACCGGTAAGTGCGTTTAAGGAAACCAAAGTACTAAGATTATTCAATACTTCCAATTCATCGGCACGTGTGCCTACAGCAACTGGAGGAATAAAATTTGTGGAAGTTTCATCAATCACGACCGGAGGTGTACCAGCAACTGTTTGCTCGGGCCAAGAATCTTGTCTACCAATACCAAGGTAATATTTACCGTTTGTTTGAGTTGATTGAGCTGATATATCGTTTAAAAATAATCGTGTATTATTTCTGCGAAAGTTTTCTGTGATAATTGCTGACATAGTATTATTTATATGCTATTTTATATGATTGAAATTTTTATAAGAACATGAGATTATGCCAATACGCAAAATGAACCAGAAACAGGATTTGCTGCTGCTGAGGCGAGTCCTCCTACATAAAAAGCAATACCAAATCCTGATGTAGTTTTAGAAAATATTTTGGGAACACGTTGATAATCATCTGTATTATTATCGGCCAAATTCATTGCTGGAATAACTGCATATGTAGCATTAGGCATGGCCACTGAAAAGAGAACAGTATATTTTCCAGTTGCCGTTTTGGTTACCGAAGCAATATTAGTGTTTGCTCCACTAGTTAAAAACCTCGCGGTATGATCACCGTTGGTAACTCCAGCTGCATTTTTTGTTGCATCAAAATCACACCAAGCTCTTACACCAAAAATGGGAGCGTTTCCAGTTTGAGCGCCATTTAGTTTAGGAGCAGTAATGTTTGCGTCTGCAATTTTTGCAGTGGTAACATTTAAGTTTGCAATTTTCTCTGTGGTAACATTTAAGTTTGCAATCTTTGCTGTGGTAATATTGGAATCAAGAATCTTTGCCGTTGTGATGTTAGAATCAAGAATCTTTGTAGTAATTACCGCATTCGCGCCAATATTGGCTTCAGCTATAACTCCAACTGATAGTATGCCGCCAGTATTAAGTATTGTCGTGGTGTCAACATTGGATGCTCCTGATGCACCTGTATCACCTTTAGCTCCTTGAAGTCCTTGAAGTCCTTGAAGTCCTTGAGGTCCAGTGTTTCCTGTATCACCTTTGGGTCCTGTAATTAGATTTAAATTATCAGCCAAAGTAATAAGTTCACTTGCCAATTTGGTGGAAGTAATTTTCTTATTGGTTCCAGTTGATGCAAATGTTGTATCACTAATGTCAACAAAAGTAAAAAGATCATCAGCGGCTAAAACAGCGGACCCAATTGAACCAAGTTGCGTTACAGTTTTTGAATTTCCTAAAGGCATATATGTTGTATTTATATTATCCTAGCTCAATATAATCTTGATCTTGGAATTGCGCATATTCTTTATTTTCATGAAGCAGTATATTTTGCGGTTCAGCGTTAAATGTCAGCACAGGAGATTCGGGGAATTTGTATGTCGATGTTCCGTCAGGGCGTCTATAGTCAAATGTACCATCAGGGCGATTATAAGAAGAATAAGAAAGCGGTTGTTCTCCAGGAAATTGTATCAACGATGTTAATGCAACACCGTTTAATGTCAACGCATATCTTCCATTAAATGTTACAATTCCTGTTGTAATATATGTTGAAAGATTTAAAAACTTACAACCATTGGTTTCGCTGTACGGTTCATTCGCGTCAAACAATGTTTTATTTAAAAACCCACTGTCTTTTAAAGTACATTCATCAATAAACTTTAAACCGTTATAGTCATAATCGTATCGAACAAGAGAATTTCTACTGTTGCGTGATTGAATAATTAATCGTAATGCAGCAATAAGATATGCTTCTTGCGTTGTTGGATGCGGCCAATTTGGACCTAATGGCAAATCAGCTGACCAATCATCTTTTCTTGAATCAGCTTGAAATGTAAACCTAAGAAGCAATTCGCGAAACCAACCTGGTTGATATAACGGTGTATGTTGTCCTGGATATTCCATTAACAACTGTTTTATCCATTCCGTATTGTTTTCAACAATATTAAAAATTGGTCTTTTTTGTGCGTCAAAAGTATTTGGTGAAAATAATTGAATGGCAAGTTCATAAAACATTTGCAACCCAGCTGGATGTAAAAAGTTATTAAATGCATCAAACCATAATGATGAATCAAGAGACGAACGAACGACATATGAAAACTTTTGCCAATAATAACTGTCTTGAATTTTTGATGCATGTGACGGCAAAGATTTTTCAGGTGAACTTGACGGTTCAAATAAAAGCTCTTTAGGATAACGAATGCTTGCAGTTTCATTAAATAAAAGTTTAAACATTGTAAGAATATTATCCTCACTACCTCTACTATTATAATATCGAACGACAATTTTATATAAAGTTACACGATCAAGCACTCGTGAATTTGGAACATTTTTTGCAATTAATCCTTGAATTGAATCAAGATATTTAAGAGAAACATTATCCAAATCTTTATCTTGCAAAACATTGTTTATTTCCAATGATGGACCGTTTGGGCCATTTAAATAATTATAGTATTCTTCCAAAAATTGCACCAACTGTTCGGCTTGTCCGCGAATAGTTTCAGGCAATAGCGTATTAACACCATAGCTTTCAACGTTTCTTGGAGCTGCATTTGCGATACTATATAACATTTTTTATCTTTCTCGTGAAAACGGTTGATAATCAATTGTACGACTCGACCCACCTATTGCAATGGTATCAACTTCACCGATAATACTCAACCGATTAACATCAATTGATAGCAGCTGATTGCGTTTTGGTGAAATATCATTTGAAGAAGGAATTAAATCAATGTTAAATGTTAGCAATTCCTGACCATCATCGCCTTTTAAACCTTCAATATCCAATATTCCTTTTTCCAAATCAATCGTGCCAATAGGAGGAACTTCATTACCATTGTTATCTTTAAATTTACTAATTTGTCCTGATTCCAATGTATATCTAAACACATTACGAATACCTTCAACATTTGAAGCTTCATCACCCAAATAAACTTTATTACCTCTTAATAACCAGGAGTCACTATATGCAATAGTTTTATTATCAATTACCGCAAGAGGTGTTCCAAAATCCAAATTTATTCGTGCCGGCACCGTATCCACTTGTTCCGCTTCAACTTTAAATATTTTTGAAACAAACACGCGAACCAAACTGTTAAGAATTGAAGCATCACAAGTATCAATAGATCTTAGTAAATTTGAATGACGGAATACTTTTTCAAATGATTCCAAATAATCACGATTAAATTCACTGATTATGGTAAAAACTTTGTTTTGCAATTGGTTTGTGGATAATAATCCAAGATTACTATTATATTTAAAAAGAACATCAAGAACAAGTGTTACTCTTTGAGGATCAACAAGCACAGGAGTTATTGATAATATTTTTTTGCTGTCAAGAAAAGTAAGAACGGATTGTTTTTCATCCGAAGTAAGTGTCAGTCCATTTTGTTCTCCATTGCTATTTTGTGTTTGCGGTTGAATACTTATAAAAACATTACCATATTGAACTGGAATATTACTTTCACCGCCCCATACAGCAATACTTTTTGCAATAGGAAAATTTGAATAAATTAATGATTTATAATCATTAGCAGTTACTGCTCGGTTTTGCGCGACAAATGCCGCCGGAGCATTTAATCGAATACTATCAATACTTTCTCTTTCATTGCCACCAAAAGCTTTTCCTGGAACAGTGTTACCAAATGAATCAACGATAGGAACTGTTGTTACTAAAGAACCGTCGGTATATTCCGGAGGAGTGTCAACATATGTAAAAGTACTAGCTCCATTTGATAATGAACCGGTTGTTGTTAAATATTCGATTTCAACAACTCCTAAATTTGGTGGTTTTTTACCAAAAACATCATTGTTACTAAAATATATTTCATATTTACCATATGCGTTTTCCTTTAAAAAGTACAGTGGAGCATCAGCTAAAAATGATTCATTTGTTAATTCAAGCGATGTAAAATTTCTATATACTTCAAATACATCACTATTTTTTTGATCATAAACTCTAACAATTAAAGTGGAAATGTCGATATTATCATCCTCAATCGAATATACGGTTTTATCAAAAGAATTTGTAATTGGAAATTTGTTTGTTCTTATGGAACCTTCTCTTAATGTAATATTATTTTTAAAATATCTGTTTGTATCAGGATTATATTCTAAACGATGATCATCAAGTGTGGTATAAACATATGAATCATCGCCGTATGATGTTTTAAAAAGTGAACCTTTCTTTAAATCAATATGTGTAAGAGGATTATTGGTATTAGCTTTTTTAATAAATTGTATTCCAACATTTACTGTTGGTGAAGATTTACTGCGAGGAATATATCCTAAAAGTTTGGCATTCGAAATAACACTACTTCTTAATTGAGCGGTATCAATAAAGCTTTCGTTTACGGCAGTGTGAGCCAACATGGCATTATAATGCGTGTTATATGACAATACATCCAACAATTGATTTAATCCTGATCCTGTGTAATCGTAATCTTTAAACGGTTCCGTATTTTTAAAATAAGTTATAAGATTGGATTTAATTGCATCAAAATCCAATTCGGTAACGTCCAAGCGTTTTTGTAAATTTGCCATATATTTTCTTTATCTTAATCTGCTTAAATACAATTGAAATTCTTCATTTCTGTCATTAAAAACAACAAAGCCTATTGTTATAACATAAGAGTTTCGTTCACTATCATCTTGAATTTGAACTGTGACGTCTTTTACTCTTGGTTCAAATTGACTTATGACTCTTAAAATGTTATCTTTTAATGCCAATGATGTAAATAAATCAACCGGTTCAAATAGTAAAGCTCTTATTCCTGCACCAATTTCAGGATGAAACGGTCTTTCTTTAAAACTCGTTTGGACCAAATTGCTAATGGAATTTTTAACCGCAGCAATATCATAAACAGGTTTTATATCTTTGGATGTAGGATGTATATTAAATGATAAGTCCAAATCGCTATAAACAACCTGTCTAGAAATGTTACTTGACTTTTTACTAGCAACATTGTAGTCTGAAAGAATTAAACTCATGGTTAAAACTATTTATACTAAATGATTTACGCTGGTTCGACATTTTAAGCATTTTTAGGACCACCGCTAATAACTCTTACTTCAATAGGTGTTGTATACGACGGTTTTGTGCCGGCGCCTTGATTTTTTGATTTTGACGTAATTGAACTAAACAATGCTTTATCACCTGCGCAAAAATAATCAATAACATTTTTACTCATTCCACCAGCATCATCAACTCGCACTTGGCCGCTTCCAACAGGAGCTTTTGTATCTGCATATCTTATTTCCAATACGGTACCAAACTTCCAATAGTTACTGGCCACACTTGTACCTTTAACCAATTTATTATTTCTGGTTCCCAAATATTGCCAATCTTCTTTAATTGAACCATTCGCAATATCAGCTTCGGTTGTTTTATCAAACGAAGATCCATCATCGGCTTTAACATGGCCGTATGCACTCATGTACCATGGTAACCAGTCTCCTGTACCTCCTGGATTGTAAAAGTTTCTTATAATTTGTGCATTCCGATTAATAATATCAGATACAACGGCTGCGCGATCTTCAAATTCTTTAAGTATTGGTGCTGACCAAGATGAATTTTTAGTAGCAGTATCTTTAATCGCTGCTTCAAATTCGGTGAGATATTGTGAATCCTTTGTATCATCAACTGTTTTGGAAATTTTATCGTGATAAGCAAGGGAGATGGTGTGCAATAATGATATACTTGATGTATAAGTTTCCTTTTCTGTTCCAGTATATGATAACAGTTTCCCTTGATCCGCCTCAATTTGTTCTTTTAATTGAAAAGTAAATGCATCATATTCCTCTTTAGCTTTAGTACTATATTCGGAAATTCCAACAGGAGCTGTCACACCTTCCACACTTGATGGCGGAACACCCATAGGAATATTTGTTACAGGTGGAACTGGAGCTCCATTAAAACTATAATTTGTAAGTTTACAAAAATCAGAATTTAATGCTTGTTCAACAATGCCTGATATACCACTTACGGCAGCAAAATCATTTAATACTTTATTTGTTTCTTCAATTAAATCAATTCCTGTAGCATTTTTAAGTATACCTATTGCCTCCAATAGTGTAGGTTTTCTTGGATTGAAATTTTTAATTTGATCAACTACTTGTTGAATTTTATTATATTTTTGTTCTAATGCTTTAAGATCTTCAAATGTTAAACCTGTGGTATCGTTTAAAAGTCCTTCAAGTTTCTTTGTTGCCAATTCAACAGCTAAATCTTTTAAACGATTGGGAAGATTTTTAGCACAATCGGCCAATGATTTCGCTTGAGATAATACATTAATAGATTCTAATGGAAAACCATCAAGCAATGAACCACTATCATCACCTAAGGAATTTCCAAATGCATTTGATTTCTCTTCTCTAATTTCGACGGAGTCTTCAACAAAAGGTTCGGTTACTGTTACACGTGCACTGTTTGAATTTACATATCCTGCAGCATTTTCAATTCGCACCCAAGCAGATTTTGATTCCTGCGCATTGGTTATTACATATGAAGACCCAACGGCTCCGACAATAAGATTATCTGTTATACCTGAAGCTCCAAAATACCATTGGTATGACACAGCACTGGAATTTGGTGAAGGTGCAACAACAACGTTTAATGTTGCGGATTGACCTGCAGACACACTTACAGGCAGTGGTTCGGTACTTATTACCGGCGGATCAATCACTGTTATTGTTACGGCGTTGCTTGTAACAAGACCTATCGTGCCACTTTTTTTAACACCAACATAAAAATTTTTAGTAATTGTTAACGGTAATGGTGTAAATGTGGAGGACGTTCCGCTTTGTAATAAAATATCTGGTGATGAATCTTCATACCACTCATATATTAATGGTTCTACGATGGCTGGTATTGTTGCTGCAACAACACTTAATTCATTTGTTCTATTTTTATTTACCGAAAAACTTAAAGGTTGTGTTGATATTTCAATAACACTAAGCTCAACAGTTGGTGATAGTACAAATTGCGAACTAAAAGTACCGCTTAATTTAATTTTTACAAAATAACTTTTACTTTGAGTTAATGGCGGTGGTGTATAATTAGTACCAGTATGAAGTAAAACACCAGAACCTCCCTGCTCATACCACTCATATACAAAAATAGTTTCCGCAGTAATAGTTGCTGGAACTGGTAATGCTAGAATAGATAAAGTAGTTGTAGTATTTTTACTTAATGTTGTATTTAAAGGAGGTGTAACAATATCTACTACAGTTACAGTTACGGGGTTGCTTGTAACAAAAGTTTCAGGCACGGAGATTTCCGAAATTTTAACATAATAATTTTTACTTGTTAAGGATAATGGAACATATGATGCTGAAGGACCGCTTTGTAATAAAACATCAACAGTTGCGTCTTCGTACCAATCATATTTTAATGTACCACTTCCTGTTGCAACTACACTTAATGTAATAGAAGCATTTTTAAGAACAGCCTTACTTACAGGCTGAGTTGTTATTGTTACCGCCATAATTAATTATCCAAATTGATTGTTGAGCCTTTAATTTGAACAGCACCTGAACTGTCCAAAGTTGTTTCTCCTTTACATTTAACTGTAAACATTGAACCATTAATTGATGTTTCACCTGTATCAGTTAATATATTATTAGTTGAAGAAATTTTTAGGCTACCCGTGGTTTTTATAATACGATCATATGCAAGACTTTTATCAGGACCTAATACTGTTGTTTGGTTTTTTCCGAGAACAAATAAACTATTTCCATCATATATTGATGAATTATTCCCTCCGTGAATTTCCAATCTCCTACCAGTGGATATATCCACTTCGCTTTTGCCTTTAATTGTATGTTTATGGTCACCTTGAACTGTAATTTTTTCATTAGTGCCAATGTTCATTGCATATTCATCCGATATTTCTGCAATCATTTGACCTCCAATTTTTGATCGTTTGGTGCCTACAATTGTTTCACTGTAATCACCATTAACTTCAAGATTATAGTTTCCATTAACAACTGTATTACAATTTCCCATTACGGTAATATTAACATTACCGCTAACGGTAATATTGTCATCACCAAAAACAACTTTAAATCCACTACCCAAAACCGTTAATGTATGATCACCAGTAGCATTTATTTCCTCACTGGTTCCGGATTTGTGCGCACGATATAGTCTTTCATTACCAAAAGTATCATCCACTTCCATCACGTGACCACTACGTGTTTTAGTAACGCTGTTGTAAGGATAAACCGAATCACCTTTAGCTACTGGAGCTGACCATTCACTTGCCATAGTATTTGTATTTATCAAACAATTAAAGATGCAACACTTCGTACACTTTTAAGATATCTAGTTTTTTCGTAAACACCATTGCCTTCTCTGCTTCCTGCCGCATTTGTATTACCTTCAATACATTTAAAAGAACCGTTTGAATCGCTATTTGTTGCGGCAATACCAATATGACTAAAACTAAACACAACGAGATCTCCGGCATTAATTGTTCTTGGATTTACTATAAGTTTTGCAATCGAAGGATTTGATTGCGCCCATGACTCATATCCACCACCTTTAAATGCTGATGCGCTTTTAGGTCTAATATCATCAGTCAATACTCCAGTTTGTTGAACACACCAAGAAGTAAATGCAGCACACCATGGCGCACGATCATTATAACCTCCAGGATAACTTGTTGCGCCCCAAAATTCCGAAATTCCAGGCCCTTGGTTTACAGATGTTTCATATGTATTTCCTACTCTACTTTTTGCAATGGCAATCATTTTTTCTCGTATACCTCCTGCGACATTTGGAGGAGGAGGAGGATTTTCCAATGTTGATAACGGATTACTTCCACCTACGACATTTCCGCCATAACTTGCAATTCCACCAGATTGACTTCCACTGGCTGCTCCGGCTGGAATATCATTTCCGCCACTGATACCGTATGAACCATAAGGATCTTTAAATCCTACACCGCTCATTGAACCAATACCATTATCATAACCACCAACATCAGCAGCTGATGCAATACTGCTTAATATTACAGGATCTTGCATTTCAGTTCCATCTCTAAAAAATCCAAATACCCAACTTCCAGGAACCAATCCGGTCGCACTGGTACCTACGCCGCTTGTACTTGCACTTGTTACAGGTAGTAAACAAGTTGACCATGGAAGATCTTCCGTGGGAAGTTCGGCTTTATCATCTGTATGAAAACCTAAACAACGAACTCTTACTCTACCCGCTCCGGTCGGATCGGATACATCTTCAACAACGGCAGTAAACCATGTATTAATTTTCATACTTTTATTGATCTTTCATTATTTTAGCAGTAGTGGTGTATTTACCATCGGTAAAATTATGAACCGCAACTGCTACCAAATATATTCCCGATAATGCTTTATCTTCATCATCATCTGGATCATTGGCTGTATTAATTTTTGCATTATATTCCTCAATGTTGCAAGATTTAGGAACCTTAATTTCAATTTTTTTACCTGGGTTTAAAGCAAAATCTCCATATATTTCAATTTGGTGATTTAATGTTTCCATATTGGACAAATAAGATTTTATACGTCCTAAACTGTCTGTCATAACAGTGGAACTGTTTGGGTTTCCACTGGCATTACTATTACTATTTGTGGAAACCAGCGTGCGACTTGCATCAGGTAAATTGGTTAAAGGTTCTGCGACAGCTGCAATTCCATTTGTTATAAAATTAAGAGTTTTACCATAAGGAGAATCTTCGAGTAATTTATTCTTTTTTATTTTAGCATCTTTATCTCTATTAAATATTTTGGAAATAAATGATTTTTTAGCATAATCTGTAACAACTGTTTTATTGGAAAAAGCACCATCGTTCGCTTGCTTTAATTTGTCCAATTTTATATTGCTTTTCATATTAATAATTTTATCCAAATTTTCCTCATATGCTTCAACTGTTCCAGGAACAGCCACCTGTTGCGGCTTATATTGATATGTTTTATATAGTTTTCTTTTAAGAAGTTTTGTTAATGATGTAATTGCAATAAGATTGGAACTTATTCTAGGAAAAATGAAAAATGGCGCACCTTCTGCATCAAAAGCTTTTTGTCTTAACCATTCAATTGCTTTAAGAGGACTTTGAATAACAAGCACTCCGTCAAATGAAGATACACATGAATCAGTAACAATTACATTTGTCATGTTAAGATCTTTTTGAAAAACTTTTTTAATGTTATCAACCACATTTCCTTTAACACTTCGACTTATTCTTTTTAACATTGATAAATATGCAAAATCCGATACGGCAATTAAATCGTATTCTTGAACACTTGATTGTGGTGATTTTTGATAGTTTGGATATTCCTTAACTAAAAAGGTAAGGTTAACTTCAACGGTCCGAGTATTTTTATCATTTGCTTTTTGTAATATTATGTGTATAATCTCTTGTCCACTTACAGCAAAGTCTTCAAAAAAATTAACATTATCTCGTATGCGAGCATTAAACATAATCACGGGACTGAAAAGTTCTTCGGTAAGTGTAAAACTTGTAACAATAGGTTGAAGATCAAAAAGTTCACCTTTCTGATTTCTTATAATCATTTTTTTAACAAAAAATGCACCAGATACGTTTTGAAACTCACCATCTTTTGATACACCTTTTGGTGTATTGCTGGTTACAGTATTATCATAAGATGCCATAATTTTATCTGTTTAATAAATCAAAATAATTTTTTGAAAAATTTCGAATTGCGTCAGGTCTTATTACCTTAATATTTCTTTTATTTAAATTGCCTTGATTTTCCTTTTCATAAAAACTTATTCTTCCGACAGCGCCTCGCAAATTTGAAATTGATGTACCAATCGCCGTGACTCCAGAAGTTGGAGGTGAAAATGTAACAGACGGGGTGGTTGTATATCCTGAACCTGGATTTGTTATAATAACTGACGTCACAATCCCTCCATTAATTACTGCTGTGCCGGTCGCTGTAATATGACCATCTGGGGCAGCTGTGAATGTAACGGTAGGAGCAGTTGTATATCCCGAACCCGGATTTGTTATTCTAACAGAATTTGCCAAATTTAATCTTAATACATCATATAATGAAACTGGAATAGTAGTTGTTATTGATTCACCATCAACTGCATCTGTTTGAGTTAATGTATATTGAGCTGTTGCGTTTCTGTAAAGTGGCCATGAATAATTATTTAAATTGGTATTAGGATCCCGAACCTTTAAATATTTTTTATCAAAAATATATCTTTCCTCGTCTCCTATAAGGTATCGTGGTACACTGCCTGGTAAGTCATCGGCAAGAAATCCTGGGTAATAGAATTTATCAATCGGTTCAAAATATTTGACCGCTGCTGCAACATATCGTGCTTTTAAACTTTTATTGGCTTCAAAAGCAGCAGCTTCTGTAACTTCATTATATGGATTAACCCATGACAATTTAAATACATCTTTGTTTAACAGTGAGTCTCTAGATGTGACATTGCCAGCAGAATCACGAATATCATAAATTACAAGTTGGCATGTTGTATTATCATATTTTAATATTTTTGCCGTAGGTAAATCGCCGCCGCCGTCTAATGCAGGAGATAATCTTAAATATGGCAAATATTCATCTTGGTCATCAATTGGTGATAATAAATCATTTTTTGGAATTAATGGAACAACTGAAAAATCTGATTCCATTTTTTCGGCAATAAGTTTTGGTAATTGGTTATTATTGTCCAATGATTCATGAAGAATTGGGTTAAAAGTAATTGCGCTATAAGGATCGTATTCATTAATTATCATTGCTTCGAAGGCATGACTGTTTAACGGCCAAGCATTACTTAATCCTTCTTTAAGACTATCATTGACAACAAAAAATGTCCAATAATATTGTGCGGTCCCATAAAGATTATACGAAAGATTATCTGGTCTTTCACCGTCTTGAATTTCATGAAAAGTATAATATGTTATTTTGTCTTCATCAATTGTATTAATGTCAACTGTTTTTGTAATGTCAACTTGAACGGAAAAAGATCCATCATTGTTAACATCAAACAATACTTTTGGGAATTTATTAAAATAGTTTATAGCCATATTTTTAGTTTTTTAACCACCAATTCCGTATACATTTTGATTTGCTTTAAAAGTGCTTCCTCCATCATTTTTTACTGCTGCCCTTGTTGTTTCCGTATTAGTTGGTGTTTCGGTTGTGCCAACTGAAGGGCTGCTCAAAGTTTCTACGGTTCCATCAGGATTTATTTTTTGATATGAATTTAAGAAATCTTTTTGTTCGTATGCTTTTGTTTCGAGTAACTTAATATCTTCATATGTTAATGCACGAGATTCTTTAAATGCAATTGTAATATCCGTTTCTATTGGTGAACCGTCACTATGCCAAATATTAACACTCGAATTAAAATTGGTGGTTAAATCGGTAAGATAGCATTCAAATATTTTAGGTAAATATGATATATCACTACCAGTAACACCATCTATAAATCTTATTCTCCAAGTTGGAGGGTATTTTAAGGAAATAAAATTACCTATAGGATATAAGTTTGATCTAAATCCTTTTACAATGTTTGCAACTGTTTGTGATTCACTTTGACTTTTTGCGATAAATTTAAAAGAAAAAGTGAATCCTCTTGTACCAACGCCAGTAAATTCTGTTGTAACATTTTTATTTAATGTTGCTCCCATTCCAATAGAAACTCCAGTTTTCACTTCGCCGTCAATAGGTGCTTTTCCAATAGCTCCAGCAATAAGATCTTTCATACTCGCCTTTTCATATGCGTTGGTTCCAGTTTTTACTGCTCCGGCGATTGCTCCTTCAAGTCCATCTGCTTTAGCTCCTGCACTGACATTTTTTGCTGCGGCCATTGCAAGACCTCCTATAATTCCCAGAGACGCATCATTATATGATGCGCCGTCACCAAAAGAAATACCTGAAGGAATTGGAACATAAACAACAAATTCACCTTTATCATTAGGAGCAAAACATTTAAGCTCCATCATAGGTCTTTTTGCGCTTTTTAATTCGTCGGGAAATACTAGTGGTGATGCCATATAAATAGTTGTATAAGGTTATTTATATGACATACAAAGGTAGATTTGTTCCGCAAAATATTTTAAAATATGAAGGTAATCCGATGAGGATTCAATACCGATCGTTGTGGGAACGACAAACATTTCGTTGGTTGGATGCCAATCCAAATGTGGCAAAATGGAGCAGTGAAGAAGTAATTGTTCCGTATATGTGCCGAACAGATAATAGAAAACACTTATATTATCCTGATTTGAAAGTTACATTTAAAAATGGTTCAACATACCTTATTGAAATTAAACCTAAAAGGGAAACAATAGAACCTAAAAGAAAAGCAAGAACAAAAGCATTTTTGCTTGAAGTTACGACATATGCAAAAAATATTTCCAAATGGGAAGCCGCTGCATCTTACGCAAAAGATAAAGGTTGGAACTTTGAAGTATGGCACGAAGGTACATTACAATCATTAGGTATTGTTTTATTACTTAAGGAAAGTAAAAAGAAAACCATTTAGAAATGTTTATAAATAGTTTAGGGAATTTCTACGATTATGGATAATATACAACAGTTTGTTGCATTGATTGCAAATAAAGGAGGAGTCGCTAAAAAAAATCGTTTTAGAATTAGGATATATTTGAACAATGAATTGGCGCCACTTTCGGCATCAGGTGACGGAGGTCGTGATATGTCCTTGCTATGTGAAAGCGCAAGTTTTCCAAGTAAAACAATAACTTCAATTGATTATAGCATTTGGCGCAATCCTATAAAAATACCAACAGGTTTTACCAATGAAGATGTCACAGTTGTTTTCCACTTAACAAATGATTATTACATTAAAAATATATTTGACTTATGGTTAAATTCAATAGTTGATGTTGATACGTATTTTGCTGCGTATGATACAAAATTTAAAACTACGGTGGAAATTTTTCAACTTGACGAACAAGATCGTGCAGTTTATGGTGTGACATTAAAAGATGCATATCCAATTTCAATGAGTGCTGTTGAATTGGATAATACAGTAACTAACGTTACTCAAAAATTAACAGTTGATTTTACATATAGCACATGGGTTCCAGCCGGTAAGGATAAACTTGATAGTATTGATACTTACACTGGTGATATTAATTTTACTCCGGACGAACAACCTAATAATCCAAATTTTGACGCAGTTCTTTCTTAAATGACTTGAAATTTTACCATATATAGTATTACAACAAAACAATAAATTATGCCATTACCAATCCTAGAATCGTCCAAGTACACCGTAATAATTCCTTCAACAGGAAAAACAATTGAATATCGTCCGTTTCTTGTTAAGGAGGAAAAAATACTCTTAATCGCGCAAGAATCAAATGATTCAACTCAAATGTTTTCATCAATGAAAGAAATTATTCGTTCGTGTACATTTGAAAAACTTGATGTTGATTCCATTACAAGTTATGACCTTGAATATATTTTCTTAAAACTTCGTTCAAAAAGTATTGGTGAAGTTAGTGATATAAACTTGGAATGTTCTGAGTGCAAAACATTAAATCCTGTCAGCATTGTTATTGATGAAATTGAAGTTAAAATTGATCCGAAAGCAAGTAAAACCGTAATGTTAACTGAAACAGTCGGTGTTAACTTACGTCATATTCGTGTTAAAGATATGGCGCAATTGTCGGATGATAAAAAACCACAAAGTGAAATTATCAATAATGTTGTTATGGCTTCCATTGAATCCATTTTTGATGCAGACACCGTTTATCCTAGTGACAAATCAACACCTGCGGAATTAACCACATTTATCAATTCATTAAATCGTGAGCAAATGGGAAAAATTGAAAAGTTCATTGAATCAACACCTAAGGTTCAAAAAGATATTGACTTTAAATGCTCAAGTTGTGGCCACGATAACAGCATTAATGTTTCCGGCACACAATCTTTTTTCGTATAAGCCTCTCGCATGAATCATTGGCAAATTACTATCAAACTAATTTTGCTTTAATGCAACATCACAAATACAGTTTAAGTGAGCTTGAAGGCATGATGCCATGGGAGAGGGAAATTTACGTCAGCTTGCTATCAAACTATATTAAAGAGGAAGAATTAAAGCAGAAAAATAATAAATAGTATATATGGCCGATACAGCACCTATAACAGAAACAGGAAAGGCTTTAGCTCAAATTTCAGCACAATTAGCGTCCTCGAAAGATGGCGGTTACTTGCAAGCAATAGCAACTAAACTTAATGCCAAGTCGGGAAGCGCCCAAAATGATCCTTTTGCTGGATTTAAAATACCGCAACTTACAGATATTGCAAAAGGTTTGACGTTCGGTTTGGCTCCTGGGCTGATTAAAAAATCGGTGGCAGGAATGCAAATATTCATGGAATCATTGAATGCAATGGACATTGATGATGTTGAAAAATCCAGCAAGATAATACAATTGGTTGATGGGTATAGTACTGCCATTAGAAATTTTGGGGAAATCCCTTGGATGAAAGCATTCAAAGGAACATTTTTATTAGAAAAATTTACAGACAGATTTAAAAAAATTGGAGCTGTTTTGGGAAGTAGAGAAAACATAAATGCACTAATACCGTTTAAAAACTTTGCGATGTCTTTTGGTATACCATTAAAACTTATAGGAACCGCATTATCATCCTTTGCTAAAATACAATGGACTTCTGTCTTTATAAGTACAATCTTTTTGAATAAAATAATGTCCTCATTGGCAAAAATGGGTAATACCTTTGGTCAAAATCAAGGAACTTTTGAAAAAATGGGTGAGATAATGGAAAAGTTTACAACTCCATTAGAACAATTCATAACAGCGTTTAACAATATGAAATTTGTTAAAATGTTTATTGGAGTAAAAGTTTTGGAAAAAATCATAGCTCCTTTGGTAAATGTTGCAAAGGGTATTTCAAAAAATAAAAAAATACTTGAAAGATTTGGAGCAACATTAAATGTCTTTGCCACACCATTAAAGAAGTTTGTAACGGCGTTTAACAATATGAAATTTGTTAAAATGTTTATCGGAGTAAAAGTTTTGGAAAAAATTATTCAACCTTTGGTAAATGTTGCAAAGGCTGTTTCTAAAAATAAACAAACGTTCGAGCGATTTGGAGAAACATTATCCAAAATTACCGAACCATTAAAAGTGTTTGGTGAAACGTTTGATAAAATTGGCAATGCATTACTTAAAGCTTCCGTTTCATTACTAATAGTTTCCGGATCGTTAGTACTGGCAGCATTTGGCTTAAAACAAATTGGAGAAATTAATTTGGAACAAGCTGTTGCGGGTATTGTTACGTTAGGAGTTATGGTGGGAGCGGTATACGGTTTATCCAAGATCGCAGAGAAAGCGATAAAAGGTGCTGCAGCATTGGCAATCGTTGCTGGATCATTAGGACTGGCCGCGCTATCTTTAAAATTATTCGCCGGCATTGAATGGCCCGCGTTGGGGAAAGCTGGTGCAGCTTTGGGCGGGTTGGTAACTGCATTGGCATTAATAGGTGTAATTATGATGGGCCCACTTGGTGCAGGACTTTTAACGGGAGTGGCAGCTTTGGCTATTGTTGGTCTTGCTATGATACCATTTGCTGCAGGTATGGCAATATTAGGTGCTGTAAATTGGAAAGGTTTTGATGGTATATTGGGTGCGATTGCAAGCCTTGCCGCTGGATTATTTTTGTTATCGGTTGGAGTTCCCGCACTGGTACTATCAGCAATTGCGATCATACCATTTGCATTAGGTATGGCAATATTAAGTGCGGTAAACTGGGATTCAATTACAAAAAGCGGTGCGGCATTAACAGCCCTAGGTGAAGGAGTTGGCAACATAAGCTTCTTTGCTCTTGCAAAAGCCGCATTAGGTATAATACCATTTGCCGCAAGTATTGTTGCATTAAGATTGGCCGTTGGTAAAGATAATAAAATATCTACATTTTTAGAAAAATTCAATAAAGGTTTAAAAGATTTAAAAGGTGAATCTTTATTGCTGGCGGCCAAAGGCATATTGGCATTATCCGGTGCTCTTGTTGCATTTGCAGGAGCACAAGTTGTAGCAGGTATTGGAAACTTAGTAGGCAAAATACTACGTTTTGGTGGAGATGGTCCTATTGAACAACTTATAAAATTGGCAAAACATGGTTACAATTTAAGTATTCTTGGTACTGGTGTTAAAGATCTTGCCGCAGGCCTTAAAACATTAACTGGAATTGACAGCGAACTTGATATTCTAGATAATTTGGCCGATAGGTTTAAAGGATTTGACGCACTTGATCCTACAGGAATTAAAGCTTTTGCCGAAGGTCTCAATGTGCTTGTCACTGCACTTACCGCATTGTCTCAATTGGATGGTAAATTGTCTGTTCTTGATCAAATACCTTTTGATAAACTTAAAAGTTTAAGTGAATCAATAAAACCAGGAGCTCCATTAATTCAAATTGTAAACGGTCTTAAAGAATCCGAACAATCAAAAGAAACCTCGATGCTATTACAAAAAGGTATTCAATCAAACGCACCAACGGTAGGAGCTCAATTAAGAGAATCAGGCTCCTCAATGAATTCGTCAACAATAATTGTTAATAATAATAACGGTGGTAATGTTACCAACAACAGTTCATCATCAAGTAATGTGAACAACAACGGTTCGGTTAACACTCCTATTATTACGGCAAGCGGAAGTGGAATGTTTATCGCTGAATAACATATGCCAAAAATTTCAAGAATAGGAATTGATACAGCAGGCGGATTGATATTATCAAATGTTGCATCATGCCAAGTGTACATTAATGGCGCAGAGGCCGTTTTGAAAGGCGCTATTGTACAACCTCACGGTGATCATTCAAATAGTACTATGGTCGGATCCAGCGGATCTGTGTTTATAAATGGACTTGGTGTTGTGCGCCAAGGAGATGCAGCAAGTTGCGGTCACGTTGCAACAGGTACCGCACAAACATCGGCCGCTTAATTTTCCATTCCGTAGACCAGATCAAACAATTGAATGTGGCTTAATATTCCTCCGCATTGTCGGATCAGTACATCATTTTCATATATCAACGTTGATGGAATATCAATCAGCTTTTTTTCCAAAATCATATGAAAGTTACGTTCATTATCAATGTCGATAATTTTGTACGATACATCATTTCGAAGAGAACAAAAATGTTCAAGCAAGCAATGATAGTTACTACAATCCTTGCAATTTAAAATACTGTATACTTCGATCTTAATCATATGCTAAATTGGCGGTATGATTTTATTTATCATACCGCCAAAACGTTCAGATGTTTAAAAGATTAATCAGCCTTGTGCAAGTTTTGCAAAATAGCTTAATGAATCATCTTCTTCCTCGTCCTCAACTGGAGCATTATATGTTGATTCAACGGCAACATTTTCAGGTGCTTCGGATGCACGAGAAGTTGAAGCGTGAGTGTTTTCATAAACAGGTTTGGTGTCAACGGTTGCACCTGCGGCTTCAGCACCAATAACTTCAATAAGTTTGCGCTTAAGGTCTGCATAACTTTTATATTTTGCAGGGTCAATAAAATCCGCAAGTGAATAAAGTTGTCCATAAATTTCTTCCAAACGTGCTTCATCACCGTCAAACAATTCGCTTGGCTTGTCAAATTCACTTTTGTCATAATTACGATAACCTTCAACATTACGAATTTTAAGCTTAAAGTTGCAACCTGTCCAAAAATCAAACGGATTGATTGGTTGTTCATCTTGAAATTGTGGTTGCATAACATCCATAATCTTATCAAAGATTTTTTTACCAAATTTGTACAGCACAACCTTACCTTCATTTTGAGGATTTGCAGGATCACTGACAACAAGCGCATTAACAATGTAATGCAGTCGGCGTTTGCGATCACGAGCAATTTCCTTATCAGATTCAACACCACTGTTCCAAAGCAAGCTGTTTGCTTCGCTGACAGGATCGGGTGCGCCAATGCTGGTAAGACTGTTTTCAATGTACCAACGTCCAGTTGGTCCTTTAAATCCATGATCCCAAAAACGGACCCATGGTAGATCTTCACCTTCCTTTGCAGGAAGAAAACGAAGAATTGCATAACCGTTTCCGGCTTTATCAACAGCTGGAGCCCACAGACGATCATCGCCATAGGACTTGGTTGCTCCTGATACTTTTTCCGCGGCATTGACAAGTTTATCAATTGCGGCGGAACGATTTTGTTTTAGTTGTTCGAATGACATAGTTTTACAGTGTATTGTTTGTGTTGTATTGTTATTTGTTTGTGTTGTGGGTTGTCCACTTGTGTATTATACATTATGTGCTTACATTTGTAAACATATTTAATATAATATTTTTGTATTTTTCAAAGTTCACTTCTGAACGAAGAAAAGGTTTGTATTTAATAATCTTATGGTTTATATCGCAATATATTCCAAGAGGATCACTAAAAGTTTTTGCATTGTTTGTGTAATGAACCAAGGTATCAAGCACAACCAATGATTCCAAGCAAATGGCATTTGATTGGTATAGTTTATATATACCAGGAATTTTTCCAACCGGCGATGAAACAAATGCATCGTCAAAATTGGCATAGTTGTCTCGCAACGTTGCCATATCACTTTTAAAGCGATAGCTTAATGCTTGTATCGAGCATAAGTATTCATCATAACAACTTTTGCTCATGTTGGATATCCAAGTCTTATCACGCAAAATGTTGGATAAAAAATAAAGAATCAAATCATTCTTTTTAGGATATGTTCGTGCCAATTTTTCAAATTCATATTTGTTGCGATGACTTAAAAATTTTTCCTTTTTAAGCCGTGGCCCTTTAAAGTTAAATTTAAAAGCATCATAACTTGAATCCTTTTTAAAATGTAAGCACATGGAAGTATAGATGCTCCATACTTCAAACGGACTGATATTTGTTTCTGCGCTTAATGTTATCAAAACAATGACGATGTTTTGGGAAGTAGATTATTGCGTTGTGCTTCTGCTTCAAGTTTTGCTTTAAGACTTCCAACACACAATTTGGAAATGTCAACAGGATCAAGAGCTTTGGTATCACAATAATGTATAATGGCTTCAACGTATGACATATCCATTTTTTGTACAAGAGATTCTATGGCCATTGCAAACTCTTGTTTTGAAATAATGTTAAGATTCAGTATTTCCTTTTTTGTCTTTTTCGGTTCTTCAATTTGTGTTTCCATTAGATTCTGTTTTCAATTACTTTTAGTACTATTGTTTGTGTGTTTATGCGACCATTTATTTTTTTCTTTTTCAAAGGTACACCATCAAAAATCTTGTCAAGTTTTTTAGGTGTCGCTCCAAGAATTGCCGCAAGTATATCCTTAGGTTTGCGTAAAGTAGCGCCAAAACTGCTTTCGGCGTCATACATTTTTATTGTAGTACCTTGAACGGCAAACCCAGAAGATCCGGATGCATAATACACATTCAGTTGTTTTGTTTTGGTATTAAAAGTGTACAATCGTTGCGCTGTAGGAATTCGAGCAGGATTAATGCTGTCAAGGTTATATTCAGCACTATTAGTTTGATATTGTAGTCGCGCCACTTGCTTATCGGCATTCTTAACCTTTTTGGTTCTTGGTTTGCGCGAATTGTTTTTAATATTGGCATGATTTTTAACATCGGTAATAAAATCTTCAAGAATTTTTACAATTTTACGCAACGATGGTTTTGACAAATAAGAGTAACCTTCAACATATTCTTTATCAATTTTTTGAAGTGCGCCATTATATTCTTCATGATGTTTATATATCCAATCAAGAATAAATTTGCAACCTTGAACTGGAACTTTATGATTTTTTAAGTATCCTACCAAATCCATTGACGTAGGATTTTTTGATGTATCAGCCCAATCATCAAGTAAAGAATCAAGCGGCGCAATAATATCTTTTTCAACATTGGTTTTAATACGTTCCAACGGAGTAGGAATATAAGCTTTAGGCGGTGCATGCACTGCTTCATCAATTAAAGATTTTTTGGCTTGTTTCAATACTTTTAATGCATCGCGAATAAGATTGTGCGCAACATCTTCATCATCCTTTGGAATCGGAGGAGCATCAACGTCATGAAAAGGAAGCGATTCAAAATATTCCACTGCATTTGGATGTAATGAAGGCATACCTTTTTCCAAGCATCGCACCAATTTTCCTACGGTTGAAGGAAGTGCATACGGTGGTGCTTCTTTAATGGATGCAAGTTCATCTTTGGTATAACCGTTCTTTTTCATCCATTCAAGAACCATTGGCTTCATTGATGCAGCATCAAGATAGTAATTGTAAAAATTTAAAGCGCGAGAACGAACACGAAAAAAACGGTCCACGGTCCACTGTTCCCATCCGTGCCAATCCGGCTCATCTCCGGTCCATTTACTGTCTCCAGCAATTACTCTTCCTGCTTTAAAAATACTCATACTGTTGGTTTAAAATCAATAATGTTGGCAACAATAAATGATCTCCAACCATCATTTTCCAAATCGTATACACGACAAATTTCATCGTTTAAAACTTTTGTAGTATTGTCATTTGCAGGATGATTAATTGTTGGAATAAGATTAAAATTGGATGTGCAAATCATATGCCGTATTGTTCCATCCTTTTTTGTAAAGGAAATTTGCACCGGAACTTCCGATTCAACTAATAATTTTTTAATTTGTTCTTTCATGATAGATGTATTATACAATAAATGGAGTGAATGTAAACATTAAAGTTCACGAGTTATCACGCTGCAATTTTTAGGAATGTCGTTCGTGCCAACAAATTGTTGTACCGTAGTGCCGTCCAAATACATCAGCGCCAAACGAATCCATTCTCCATGTGATACAATAATAACATCAGTTTCACACGCGCAGTGTAGTAATGCGTGTTGCAACATATTAAAAAAGGTTACAACACGAACATGTGCATCGGCAAAGCTTTCACCGAAGAGCGGTCTGTGATAAAAGTTAAAATGCACCTTTGCGTCAAATTCACGAGACGAGATTAAATCTCTAAGATTTCCCCACTCGCGCTCTCGCAATAATGCATTTTCAAATATTTCAATGTATCTAAAATCATTTGTAAACTTTTCCTTAATGACTGAAGATGTTTCCAATGCACGTGCATACGGACTTGTAAACAATTTTACATCCTTTCCTGGACCAATAGTGTCCAGCAAAATTTGCGCACATTCTTTTGCTTGCGTGTAACCATGCGGCGTAAGCTCTATTTCACTGTCATGTTTTTTGTAATATTCAACAGGATTAACATTACCGACACTTTGTGCGTGGCGTACAAGAAATATTTTACTCATGATCTTTTTTATGTTTTTGTATTAATTGTTTCAAATGTGCATCATCCTCAGAAACTTTAGAAAGAACATGCAGCGTGATTAATATTGATATGGCAATTATTGTACAAGCAATTCCCAAACATACAATTGTTGATGTGTCCATAATATTAGAATGATTGTTTCATGGAAGGATCATATTCCGTTTCACGCATTTTGTAGTAGATACGTTCCAATGTTTTGCTTGCGGTCGGTGAAACAACAAGCCATCCATCTTTTTGGCGTGTCATACTCCAATCTTTGCCAAGACCAAATCGGCCTCGCTTCATAAAAACGCCTAGTGCTTCACGCGCGTTGCGGCCGCGAACGATAATTTCCTCACCTTTGGAATTAAGAACGGTGTAATCTTTGTCTTTAGTAATCATAATATGTGATTGTTGTTTTTTGATATTAGTCTTTGATTCGTAATTGTTCCACTTTGATACCCATCTTATCTGCGATTTGTTGCAATGTTAGCTCCACCACTTTTGGACGTTTATCAATGATTTTTCCATCGGAGTCTTCGTAACGGATTAGATTGCCATTGTCATCACGTTCGGTTTTGGTCCAATAACCATCGTCACTTTCCTGACCGATTTCATAGCCATGCGCGTCACGTTCAAATTTGCTCCAATGGATCTCGGAGGTTTCATAATAAATTAGAAAAAAAGATAAAAATATAAA